GCTAAATTAATCTCGTTTTTTATTTGTAAAATCTTACTCTCCACTCTCTCATTGATTAAATATACATCCTCTGGAGCTGGAGAGTAATTCTTAGGTAAGCTACTTCCTGCACACATGTAAGGTTTTGCAAATGCTAGAAATCCGTTTTTGACGATATATATCCAAAATGAATTTTTAGATATTTTCATATCTTTTGAAGCGGTAAATGTATATTCGTGTGTATGCCAAACACCTATAGGGTATGTATTTTTATCTAACTTAGATTGCCACAATATCTCGCCAGTATCATGATTTTTAATCTCAAGATAGGCTCCTTCATCCGGTCGTATTGTGTCACTTATAAATATAGGTATTTTAATCGAATAAGTTTCACCCTTATTTATTCGGTTAATAGATAAGTTAAATCCAACACCTTGCCAAACTCTTGAAGTTTTTCCATTTTGTTGTAAACTTAAATACGGTAATCCCTCATAGGCTTGTTGTAAAGTAAGGTCGATACTACCACCTATTTTATTGTAATCGCTCTCAGATATCATCCTACTCCCGAGTACCAAATTACGTTTCTCTTCATTAGCTAATACTTGCTGTTTAACTTCACCTATAGTTGAGTTAAATCTATCAATCGTACTTTCAAAAGTCTTGTATTTCTTAGTTATTTCTTTAATTTCTGTTGGGTCGGGTAAGTTGTCAAGTCTAGCATTAGCAATAGTATTTGAGTCTTTGTAAGTAACTAACACAATTACTTCTAGAGGTGTACCGTTCTGTTCTCTATTGCCCCAGTCAAGGTTAGTAATTCTTCCGTTGCTGTCAAAGTTAACGTTCCAAAATCCACTCCAGTCCGTCCTGTTACCACCTTTATATTTCACCTGTGCGTTAAATCCACTACTTACCTTTTGACCGTCGTAAAACACATCTAAATAAGGTCTAACATTATTTGTAATGTTATTTATATATGTTCCTTCAAAACGTAGGTTAGCTGTTAAACTGTGTGCTTGTAAGTCTTCCTGTGCTATACTCCAAGGCTGAACAGTATCACCCTTAATTACTCTAGCGTTTGTAATCTTGATTTTTGCATTAACATTATCAGTACGCAAGAAGGCCCTTTTACAGTCTAACAAATCATTATTAGCTATAATTGTTCTTGTAAATGTTCCTTTAGTAGGGTTAAAGTCTTGGTTCATCCAAAAACGGTAACGGTTGTCATCGTACCACTCGAAATTTAATTTACTAATTTTCTTATTAGTTCCATTTGGTAAAACCTCGTAGTCAGCTATAAAAGTGACTTTGTCACCAATATTAAAACCTAAGTCGCGAAAATTCTTATTATCTACTAATTTTAAAGCCTCTTGGGTTACAAAGTTGTCGTTAACGGCTGTTAATATCTTTTCGTCCGCTGTTCCGCTTAAATAGTTTCTAGCATAAGACTTACCATCCTGTCCGTCTCTACCTCTTTCTCCATTCTCACCTTTAATCTTAACCCACTTATACTTCCTAAAATCAGTACTATCAGTAACTTCAAAATCGCTGTACGTCCCTATATATTCCTTACCAGTACTGTTAGTTGTGCTAAAATCTCTATCTCCAGTAGAACTATTTGAATAAGCTGTATGGAAATAAGGTGTTCTTCCGTCAGTACCTTTAGCTCCAGGTACACCGTTAGTTCCGTCTTCCCCTTTGATTTTCGACCACAAATAACTACTTGCTGTTGTTGGTGGAGTTGGGCTTGTTCCTGTATATATCCCGATGTATTTCAAGTTTGAATTATCGCTCATATTAGCACCGTTTGAAAAGTCACTATATTTTCTATGAATGTAGTTACTTACACCGTTATTCCCATCACGACCTCTCACCCCGTCTTCTCCACGAATTTTAGTCCATGAATACTCGCTAGCGTTAGTAGGTGCTTGTTTTTTGTCTCCAGTGTATATTCCTATATATTTTAGATTAGAATTATCACTCATAGGAGTCCCATTAGCATTATCACTGTATTTACGGTGAATATAACTACTTGTTCCGTCTTGTCCTTTAAGCGTTGATTTTTTACTTTCAACAACACGCTCAATCTCAGAACTCATTTGTTGTCGTAAGCCATTAGAATCATTCACAAAACTATTAAATTTTGTTTCACTAACCATACCTTTCCTAATTTCACTAACAGTATTACTGCTTAATTGTTCAAATGAAAGGCTACCTGTTGTAATTCTAGCAGCGTCAAGTTCTATAATTTTAGCTATTGCGGTAGCTAAGTTTTGGGTTGAAACACTTGAGTCAGTGATTTTAGTTATTAGTCCTTCAATATTTCCTGTGGATGTTTTTAAAGCCCACTGGTTATTTTCATATATATATAAGTCAGTAAATGCTCCGTTTGGTTTAAACCATGTGTCACCCTCTTTTGGGTTAGTTGGTTCAACAGTATCAGCATAAACATAGTTACCTGAAGCCCCTAATCGAGCATTAATAAACTCAATTTGACGTTCAACTGTCCCTTTATACTCTGTCGTTGAAGTCGTAGTCCCCTTGACGTTAGCCCCTATAGTAGATTTTAAACCACCGCTGTAAGATAGTTTTAACTCTAAGATAGGAAAAGCACGATAAGAGCCGTTAGCTATTTCTATAGAAACCCAATCACCTACTTCAACAAACGGATCACCACGCCATTTTAATTTAAAAGGGTTAAATCTTAATCTTGAATACTCTGAGAAGATAGAATTTAACCACCCTTGAGTCATTAACGGGTTAGTAAGTTTAACCTGTGTACCTAACGGGCTTCCAACAGCTAATATTGTTTTCTCTTGGTTATTTAAACTGATAGAAATACCGTTAATTCTGTATTCTACCTCGTCCACTTCCAAACCTTTTAAAAGATATGAACCTTTTGAGATTTGTTTTTGAGTTCTATTTAATTTTCTGAACTCTAATTCACCATTGTTATTAAAAATTACAAAAGCTCCTACTGTCTGTGCTAAGTAACCTAACATTTCACGGTAAGTAACTTTTTCTAATTTTTTACTAAAACTAGGTAAGTTTGTTATATTAAGGTTATTATTAACCCTCAAATTACAGCTATTAGCTATCTCTTGTACAATATTCCTTCCTAAGGTTGGATAAAGTAAAGTAGAGCTGTATTTATCATTTAAAAAAGCCATTTTATCAATGGCTTTTAACGTTGTTGTTTTATTATTTCTGTCAAGTTTTATTTCAGTTAAGAAGAACTCTCCAATTTGTCTTTCAATAATTCCACTAGATGTTTGAACAGAAAATGAAACCTTTATTAGTTCCCTCTCTGCTAATCCTTCTATTAACTTCTTGAATTTAATATCTACTGTTGAAGCATTTGTAGCACCAATAGTAAGTGTATTCCCGGAAATTGAACTAACATAGTCTATTGATGAAATATCATCAGACAATTTCTGACCTTTTATTGTTACGTTCCCAGTAATTCGTCTTGAGGGTGCATTTATTGCTTCTTGATAGCTTGTATTGTTGTTAAACATATTAACCTACCTTTCTATGAAATTCATTTTTAAGCCACTCCACGGCTTAAATTTTTCACTAAAACTATATGCTGGAGAACTTCTATCCCCAACGTAAAATGTTTTTGTTGTTTGACCTATGATAGGGTCAGGGTAGGAAACTGAAAAGAATTCACTTGTAACGCTACTCAATAAGGTACTCATTTCAGATTGAGTTAAAAAACCCCATTCACAATCTAATTTTCTTTTAGTGGTCACTCTGTCTCTTACCATATTACCGTTGGCGTCACGCCCTGTTTCTCCATCAATATCTTGTATTGATACTTGAAATGATTTAGGAGTAACAATTGTTACTCCATTAATAATTAACTTTGCCATATATTGTTCCTCCTAAATTTTTATAAGAGTTTGACCTACTCTTTCCTGTTCTTTATTGATTTCATCAATTGTAAATCTAGCGTACTCAGTACCACCTAACTGGATCACGATATCACCAGTTAAACCGCCTGAGGTTGGTTGGTTGTTTCCAATTACATCAGCAACAGCACTACTTACAACACGTCCCATTGTTTGTAAGAATCCAGTATTTTCAAGAGGTACAACCGCTTCTTTACCAGCTTCCCCAATCATTGCAATAGTTGGGCTGTCAACAATACCACCACGAGCAAGCCTTGGTAAACTAATTCCGTTGATATATCCTAATGAAACTCCCGGTATAGCGTTAATAACTCCTATTACACCATTAATCATATCAATAAATCCATTTACTATACTCTCAATAGTTCCTAATACGGCATTAACCGCCCCTTTAAAAGCTCCACCAACAGCACTTCCGACCATTTGACCAGCATTTACAAATATATTCTTAACAGTAGACCATACACCGCTGAAGAATGATCCAATAGAACTGAATGCATTCTTAACCGCATTATATGCACTTGTGAAGATATTTCCAAACCAACTAGCAACGTTGCTAAGTGCATTTGTTACATCGTTCCATCTAGCCCCAAACCAAGAGCCTAATGATTTAAATATACCTGTCAGACCATCCCAAGCACTTTGGAATTTATCCTTAAACCATTGACCTATAGGAGATAGAATGTTTTTAACCTCAGTCCATCTCTCACTGAACCATTGACCTATTATTTTAAATATATTTGTTAGATTATCCCAAGCATTTTGGAATTTCTCTCTAAACCAATCAGCTAGTGGAGATAAAATAGTTTTAACCTCGTTCCACCTTTCACTAAACCATTGACCTATCACGCTAAATATATTAACTATAAAGTCCCAAGCTTGTTGGAATTTCTCACTAAACCATTGACCAACAGGTTCGAAAATTGCTTTAACAGCTTCCCATTTTTCAGAGAACCATTCTCCAATGTTGCTCCACGCTTGTTTTATACCTTCCCAAGCTTGATTAACCCAATCTTTTATAGCGTTCCAAACTTCTTCAGCATAGGCTTTTATCTCATCCCAGTGAGCATATAATAAATACCCAACTGTGATTACTGCCGCAATACCTAAGGCAATAAGTGTTAACGGAGAAGTTAAAAATGCAAATACTCCACCTAATACTGTTGTCACCCCAGTAAGTATTGTTTCAACGACTGTTAAGGCTGTAAATGCACCTGAAAGTAACAGACTAGCTCCAGAAAGCGCTGATAATGTCGCAGCTATCGCAGATGCACCTTTTAATACCAGCAATGCCGTTGCAAAACTACCGACTGCCACAGCAACTGCTTCTATGGTTGTCTTATGGTCTTTACACCAGTCACCAAAATCTTTTACCACATCCATTAGTTCTTTCCACCATTTAGAAACAGTTTTCAGTGCTTCTAGTAAGGTTTCTCCTAAGATTTTAACTATTTCTCCTAAAGAACCTGTAGCTAATTCAGATAATAGTTTTCCTACTGGAACAAGTACATTCTCCCACAAATCTTTTAAAACATCGAAAACAACACCAATTGCTTCACCTGTTTTTTCCATAGCTGGTTTTATATAATCTCTATATACATCATGAAATTTTTCTCCCAACTCTTTTAAAATTGGGTTTATATGATTATTCCATGCATTAGATAATGTGGTTACAATTTCTGATATACCCTTAAAGAAACTGTCAATAAACGGTTTTATATGGTTATCGTATACATCATTAAATATTTTAAAAGCATCTCTTACAGCTTCTTTAAATGTCTCAAAGAAAGGTTTTAATGCATCTAACATACCAATGAAAGCATCTGTAATAGGTTGAGAATTTTCTCTAATTACACGTTCAATACCACCTAATAAATCTCTACCAAGTTTCAATCCAACATCAACAACACCCATTCCAGCATAAGTTAATGTTGAAATTATATTGGCTCCAATATCTGTTGACGGTTGACTGGTAATAGTATCATAGAAAATGTTTGAGATATCAGCGGCAATATTACCAATACTTCCTACTATATCTCCCATTTCTAAGAAACTTCGCATTAGCCAACTTTTTATGTCAAGTCTAGTTTCTTGCAACGATTTGTTAAGACTTTCAGCGATAAATACGGCTATTCCTAACACAACGTTAGCTAACGCCGCTGTTGTTTGTCCTAATGCAAATGCTAGTCGTTCTAAGAACGTTCCGGCCGTTCGTGCAACTAAACCATCACCAAATATTATTTCTAGAGACTCTTTAATGCCCATAAGTGATTTTTTTAGTTGATCAATACCTTCTTCTCTGAAAGTAAGTTTCCAACCAAGTTTAAATAAGTTTTTTAAATGCTCAAGAAAAGCTAATAAAGGTTTAAGTTTTTCAAGAAGTCCATCAAACATAGTGTTATATTTTGTACCTCTGTCAGAAATGTCTATATCAGGTAAAATATCTTTACCGCCACCACCTTTTCCTTTACCGCCTTTTCCTCCGCCACCTCCTCCAGAGTTGTCGTCAGAGTCATCATTCTTTTTATTTAATAGGTTAATTTCATCAAACCCCATTAAACCACGTAATTCATTTACTGCTTTTTTAGCGGCTTTACCCGCCTTTCCTACATTATCAGCTAGGTTGCCAGCTCCTCCGCCAGCATCATCTAAATTATCAGCTAAATCTCCAGCCGCATTTCCTGCACCTTGCAAGCCTTGGGTAGCATTATTTACAGCCCCTGCAACTCCATCAGTACTACTTACTTTCTTATCAAATAGTAACTGAATGAATTCGGCCAACTTCGCTGTCGCTGTTCTAATAACACTAGCAAATGCATTTAAAATAGGCATAATAGCATTAATTATAGGTAAAAACGCATTACCAATATTTAATGCTGAGTCTTTCATCAAAGCCTTAAACGTTGCTATTCTGTTGTTAACATTATCTTGTAATGTGTCTCCATAACGTTTTGTTGCTTGTTCTAAAATTGCCATCAACCTTATTTGTTGCTGTGTTTGGAAGTCTAATTGATCCCAACTTTGACCATTAGCAAACTTTTTAAACGCCTCTGTACTTTCAATCATTTTAACTTGAACCATTACCCCTAAGTCTTCTCAATAATGTTATCGTACGGCTTTTTATCCGTACTTCTTATAATTTCTTATAAGTTCGGCATATATTTTCACCTACAACCAAATTGTTTAGGTGCTTACCACTCGTGGGAATATTTTATTCTGTACTTTTTGACAAAACAAAAAGCACAGGTTCAACTCCTATGCTCTACGGTGACTAAGCCTTTTTAATTGCTTAGTTTACCTCGGTATCGTCTTGTTTTAACTCTTTAAAAATGTACCCTTTATAATGTTTCTTTTCACCGCGAATAACTTTGTCTATAAAAGACCTCGCAGGGAAAATATCTTTTGAAGCATCTCTTTTCGAATCATACTCTCTAACTTCTCCAGTTTCAACATGAATAGCTACAATAGGTATTTTAGGTTTCCCACCATCATATTTCCCTTTGTTAGCTTCGCTGATTTTTCGTTTTGTTTCTTCAGAGTGTTTTTTTCCAAAAAATGAGTTTTTAGAACCCGTTCTATTTTTGGCGATTTCACTCATTTTCTTTCTAAATTCATCGTCTCTTTTTTTACCTGTATTTGATATTGAACGTTTTTCAATAGAAATTGGATTATTAAAGTATTTTGCATGAGTTTTATATCTCTCTTTTGCTTTAACACTTAATTTTTCTTTAGTGCTTTCAGCAAGTTGTTTATCCTTAACTCCGCCACTTTCAATATTATATGCATTATCTGATAATAATATCCAATAGCTTTCTCTTTCGTCTAATATTTTGTTAGATACTTCTTCTAAAACAGAAAATTGAAACTCTGTTTCTCCAAACAAATTAAAATCATCTTGCATTTCTTTTGAGTAATGCTGATTATGTCGAAGTTTATATTTGTGGTCATCAAATCGTCTTTTTATATTTTTAGACTGACCGAAATAACTTCTTCCAGTTTTAGTACATTTAATTTCGTATATAAAGCCCATAATATCACCTCTTTTTATTAATTATATTATATCACATTTATACCGAAGTTTCCAATTAAAATTTAGAGTTCTACCGATTTTGGTAAGTTCTTAATCCGCCTATTTCTAAGCGGTGCGACAAAAGTCTATCGCTTCTGTATTTCCTAGCAAACCTGAGCGAATACGCTCCATTACGTCTGTAATGCTACGACCTGAAC